TCATTTCCCTTTAACCTGACGGGCGTACTCCCATTCCTTTTTAGCTGCGGCCTTTTGGGTATCAATGAAGTCGGCTAAGTCCCGTATATGTACCATTCTGGGGGCTTTCTGTGAAGCGCCCATGCGGAAAGTAGGGAAAGGTAGCTCATTCGCCGCAGCACGAACTGCTGCAACCTGGGGAGACATGTTCAGGTAACGTTGTGCCACCTCATCAAGAGGAATTGTCGGGCTTTCAAACTCCGCCAATAGCAAAAACATAGTATTCATATCTACCTCACACCACATTCTGGCCACAACCGGGCCGCATTAATAACGTTGTCACGATTGCGTGTCGCTGCGCACCGGGTTTGACGATGAAAATAGCGTTGCCATTACTCAACGCATAACCACCGCTTCGCTCACATCTGACGACTGAGGCACACAGTCGGCGAAGTAGATCCTTACGGTTAATATCGAATACCCAGGCATCCTCCAGATCTGCAATCATGTTTCCCACATCACCGCCGATGCGCTCGATGTAACGGTCGATAGCATGGACGGTGATTCGATAGTGGCGATAGTAAACAGAATCAGAGAGATCCATCCGGGCCTCGGGAACGTAGTTCGGTATCTGCAGACTCATTTGACCTTGACCTCAATTCCGGCGATGGTGCAATCGCGCTCGATAGCTTCCTTCACCCACCGGCGATATGTATCCGGGTGGAAAACCTCGCTCTTGCCGGTAGCACTCCAGAACGCCTTCGAACTGGTGTCGGGCAGGGAGATGGTCAAGTTTTTAGCGGTGCTGACGGTGCGCTGATGCTCCTGCTGCATGGCAGCCAGCGCGATTTCAGCCAGGCGTTTTACCACTTCTGGTGGCGCGGCATCGTCATTCAGATAGTCATATGCGCGAATCATCCCGGTCGTATTTGATTGCGATAAATCTTCGTTTTCATCAGCCAGCGCCGTAATTACCTCGTTAGCGGCGGCGATGATTTCTGTTAACTGCTCTTTAGTAAATGTGGTCATGGCTTATTTCTCCCACGCTTTCAGACTCTCGCCGCAAAACGGGCAGAAATTCAGCGCAGCGCCAGCACCAACAAATGCCCCGGAGTGCAGCTGAGCTATATCGGTGCCTGGTTCTCCGGTTTTGATATTGACTCTCTCAGGTACAAACAGGCCTTTGCTTTTAGGCCGGGGATTGCCATATTCAGTAGCCCGAGCCAGCGTTTCACATGGCGAAATTTTATTGCCCGCAATGCGGCATTGTTTGGTGCTCATCGCTTTGCCTCCCTTTGTGCAGTCTTGTACGCCCTGAGGGCTTTGTTGCTCGGGCCGGAGATAAGCGTCTTCATGAGGAAAAATCCGCAGCGGTTGACGGACACACCCGGTGTGCACATCCGTACCGTATCGACAATGCGAATGTGTCGGCGGAACTCAAAAACAGTGCTGGTGAGCGTTATGGCGGCCCATGCACCGTGGTCGTTAAATTCAATTTTCATTAGCGCACTCCGGCAGGCTTTAATGCCAGAAGTTCATCGCGATCTTTCACGTAGTTGTCGTGCATGGCGTCCCACTTCTCGCACCACTTCTGCATTTCACGCTTTTTGGCAAGGATGCGTCGCAATCGGCGGATGCAGCGCTGGTGGGCCACGTAATACTCACGGGTTACACCTCCGCGTTCCCAACAATTAATTTCAGGATTTACGGGGTGAACTCTGAGCGCATCCGGGTGGCGTTGCTGGAAGCCTGAACGCTCAAAAGCATGGGAGGTCATGAAGAACGCCAGATAACGGATCGCGGTATCGCGGCTAAAACATTTCTTCATGCGCCCGTGGCGTTCTGCGACAAACAGCGGGCCAACTGGCGTATCATGCTTCTGTAGTGCGAGGTCAATCACACTGGCGGTGCGGTTATCAATCATCTCGTTAGCCTCTTGTTGTCTGTGCTGCTGAGCTGGTTTCAGCTACAACTTCCGGGGGAGTGACAACCCAACCCGCCTGGCGGGCCAGAGCCAGAAAAACGTCCATCGTGGCGATAAGGTCGCGGTCATTAAGCGGGCGATCGCAAATGTGGCGACCATCTTTTACGTGAACTACCACGCGCCCGGTAAAGTCCGGAGAAACATGCAGATCCACATTCAGAACCGGGCGGGGAATGCGCATGCCGCGATGTGTTGTCATTTGCTGGTTAACTTGCATTTTGTGCTCTCCGCTTTTTCATCGCTTCTTCCGCGAGAGTTTCAATAAGTGCGTCCATAAATGGCACACCGTAGGGCGTTAATTTATTAATGCCTGTGCAATCGTCGTAATGTCCTGCAATAATGGAGTCCGCTTCGGAACGTTTATGTGTGTCGTAAATCATTCCTTCGAAAAGCTTAATTAGTGCTTTCGTTAATAATTCCTCTGATAACTCAACCGGAAATAATGCGCCGTTATCCAGTTTTGCCATCTGGATGTTTCCGCCAGTCCTGCGCATGACAGAATTCAGCTTTGCATGAACTAAACGACGGCGGCGAGTTTCAATTAATATGCTCATAATTAACATCCGTATGCTTTACGCATGAACAAGTCAGCGATATGGCGATACTCTTCGCCATAGTTGATAAAGAAAATTAGTGCTGTGTTATATGCTGCTTTGTCTTTAACGAATGACATAGCTACCACTCCGTTGAATTCGGATTATGAAATTTCCCAGAGGCTAAGTAGAATTAATGTCTGTTTTTTTTATTTAATTAAGTAAGGTTTTCGACAGTTTTGATTTTTTGATATAACTCATGTGCCAGTTTTGCAAACAAACTACTGATAATAAATTCTTCTACCTCTGGCCTTTCCTGATCCAGCCCGTCGTGATAAATATCAATGACTGTTTTGAGTTGCGCTGCGATATCGCCGCAGTGACATAAAATTTCACCAATGCAGCTGTCGGTATCCGCCTGAGAAGTCGGGCTGTCGAGGTTCTTTTTAGCGTCACATACCACTTGAAGAATGCCCCAAACTAGACTTTCAATTTCTCGACCGCAGGACTCGTACAGTTGGCTAAGATCTGTAATTGCTTTATCAAGGCTAGTGGCTGTTTCGTGGTTATTCATCAGCAGACCCTCCACATTGTTTATTTGTTGCGGCATGCGCGTAATCCCTTGCAATGTCCAGTACTTCACCACCTATCACTTTTACTGTCTCATCGTCTGACATTTGCAATAAAATTGCAGATTTCAATAAACAGTTGATGTTATATGCAAAGCAATCAGGGGCTAAGTCTAATCCGTTAAAAGTTGGTTGGCTCATTTTATGCCTCGTCCGCCGTTGCCACTGGCTCACCAGCTAATAACCACAACAAATCACATTTGAGGGCGTTAGCTAGCGGGATAACCATGCTTGCTGGTGGTTCGGTTATTCCACATTCCCAGTCAGATATTATGTTGCTATAGGTTTTCAGGTTGCGTGCGAGCTCGGCGTCGCTGAGGCCGAGATTTTCGCGGGTGAGCTGTATGCGAGCACCAATTGCAGACATGTCTACGTCCTGTCGCACTTTGGTGGAGGGGAGTGCGTCTAAACAACACGGGTTTGTTAGTGTTTTTAATTCTTGAAAGCGCTCCAGAATTACAAGATCAATTACGCTGCGATTATCCTGGGGTTGTTCTACGGAGATTTTATGTAAGACCTCCAGTTGTGTAATGCAAAGTTCAATTCTTTCTTTTTCGTCGATTGAGTTTTTCATAAGACCACCTCATTGGTTTCGGTGATAGGTAGTCTTATTCAAGTTGGCTTGAAAATCAAGCCAGAACTTGAAATATTTTGATTTTGCAGTCTTACTTCTTGTAATTCATTGTTTTTATTTTATTTATTCTGGCTGATACTTCCGTGTGATATTCCTCAAGGACAGTTTGTGCATAGTCAACAATCCTCTCGCGGTACTCCCTTGGAAGAACATCAAAAATGTCACTTAGTTTCTTGAGTTCGTAAATCGTATACTTGCTTGTAATTCCATTCACATCAGCCGTTAGGTGTTCAACCCCTTCAACTAACCATAGGTGAGAGCAATCTAGAGCTTTACACAGTTTCTGCATGTTAGCTCCTGTAGGGGTAGAATCGCCTCGCTCCCACAGCGAAATTGCTGCAGCGGACACTCCTATTTCCTTCCCTAAATCCACAAGCGTTTTTCCCTGCTCACGTCTCCGGCGTCGAATCCTTTCCCCGATCGTTTCCACTGATGAGTAATCCATACTTAAACCTCTCTTGAAAAAACATGTTAACTTGATTATTCTTGAATTTTTAAAGTGTGACGTTGCTGGATTATATCCTTATGGAAAAATCAAGTGTAGTTGTTTTTTATGGCTCGCAGAGAAAGGTAGCAAAAGCTATCGGTATCAGCGATCAGGCGGTTTCCGCATGGCCTGAAATCATCCCCAAAGGAGCCGCCCTTGAGCTGGAAAAGCTCACTGATGGTGCCCTGAAGTGCGATCTGTCCCTGTACAAGAATAGACCGCGCAAAAACAAACACGTTAACGCATAGAGAGGCGTGACATGTCACCGGAAGAATTTATCAAGAAGCACATTATCGATGCGCTGGTGGGTGAAGGGCTTCCGCAGCAGGTGGCTCAGGGGGGGGCATGTGTGGGGCTGGATCACTACCGTCGCATGTCTCAGGCAAGTCGCAAGGGGAGGGCGTTCGAGGATTGTCTGCACTACGCCCGTCAGTGGGTTATCGGTCAGACGACAGTGGCAGAACGTGAAGCCGGAAAGAAGCAATCGCGGCGTAAGGGCCAGAACAGTCTGTTCTAACCGGAGGCGATATGTACCCGGATTACGTGCAGGTTGAAATGCCGACGCTCTACAGCCAGGCGGATGCAGCATGGGTCCAGCAGCAGTTACTGAGTCTGCCTCCATCCCTCAGACGCAAAGTCGCGCTGAAGTACGCAGAGGTTTACGAAATTACATTCGACGCTGAGCCGGTTTCATACCGAAAGGAAAACCGGGCAAGGCATGAGGCCAACGTGAGGCTTCGTCGGTTCGTTGAAACACACGGGCGGGCAATTCAGGGGTACACGACTCAACCACCCCTGGCAGGAACACAACAGCGCTCCTGATGATGCCGGGCTTAAAGGTGCCTGGTTGCAGTCTGACTTAAAGGCGTCAGCTGTTGGTGGAGTGGTCACACCCTGTTGCCTTTTCCTGTCTTTTTGTACTCGGCTGCTAGTACAAAAATAAGGGAGAGGTAAGAGGGGGGTAAGGGGGGAGATCGGAGAGGGATGGGAATAGGCCTTTTCCAACAGGCAGCTCCATTGGTTAGACAGGTGCTGATCTGAGAGAACCCTCCAGAAAATGCGATGTACTAGCTAAATGGTACAAAACAACAGATCTGACGCCGGAATGGTTTTTCCTGGAAGAGTGAAACGTAAAGGGGATGATAATGCTGAGCATCACACCAAATTTTGCACAGGAACGCGCGCTGAACATGCTGCGTCGCGACTGGAAAGCATATGAATCGTTCATGATGTGTATGCCGACCGGCAGCGGAAAAACGGGGCTGGCCGCTTTTGTTGCCGCTGGCCTGGTAAGCCGTGGTATGCGCGTTCTTTTCGTCGCCCCTTACACCATTCTGATTAACCAGACGGCGCAGCGCTTTGCGCAGTACGGTCTTCCAGAGGACCAGATCAGCTTTATCTGGCGCGACCACCCTAACTATGACCCCAGCCTGCAGATTCAGATCGCCAGCGCCGACACGCTGATCCGCCGGGAATTTCCTCAGGATATCGATCTGCTGATTATCGATGAAGCCCATCTGCGCAAACGCCGCATCCTGAAAGAAATTGAGCGGATCACCACTGAGACCAAAGCGAAGGTGATTGGCCTGTCTGGAACCCCGTTTTCACCCTTCCTGGGGAATTACTATCAGCGCCTGATCAAGCCGACCACCATCGGCGAGCTAATTCAGCGCGGCGATCTGAGCAATTACGAATTTTACGCGCCGACTAAGCCGGATCTGAAAGGCGTTAAAACTAAAGCGTCGATGGAGTACGGCAGCGACTACGACGAAGCGCAGCTGGCGGAGATTATGTGCGGTTCCGACCTGGTGGGCGATATTGTCGATAACTGGCTGCGTAACGGCAGCGATCTGCCGACGGTGGCGTTCTGCGTCAATAAGGCGCATGCCAACTATGTGACCATGCAGTTCAACAAAGCGGGCGTTAATGCCGAGGTCATGGTCGCCGAAACGCCGCACGAAGAACGGCAACTGATGATCCACCGCTTCGAGACGGGCGCCACAAAAATCATCGTCAGCGTTGGTGTCCTGGTGGCGGGCTTTGACAGTGACGTTCGTTGCGTCATTTACGCCCGACCGACAAAAAGCGAAATTCGCTGGCTTCAGGCGCTGGGGCGTGGCCTTCGCAACGCACCGGGCAAAGATGCCTGCCTCATCTTCGATCACAGCGGTACCGTCCACCGTCTGGGGTTTCCTGACGCCATCGAGTACAACGAGCTGCCGTCCAAAAATGACGGGATGAAAGAGGCCGCAGCCCGCCAGGCTGAGGAACGGGAGGAAAAGCTCCCGAAAGAATGCCCTGAATGCCATTTCATGAAGCCTGCCGGTGTCTACGTCTGCCCGAAATGCGGGTTTAAGCCACTGGTCGGCGAAGACGTGGAAACCGACACGCAGCGCAATATCAAAAAGCTCAGCAAGGGCGAAAAGGTTTACACCAAATCGGACAAACAGTCCTGGTGGAGCCAGATCAAATTCTATCAGCGCCAGCGCACTTCGATGGGTAAGCCCATCAGTGACGGGTGGTGCGCGCATACATTCCGCGAAAAATTCGACGAATGGCCCAACGGCCTGAGCGATTTTCCGATGGAGATGACCCCGGAGGTTCACAACTACATCAGGCACAAACTCATCAAATTTGCAAAAGGGAAGGAAAAGGCGACGGCATCTGCTGAAGCTACAAGCCCCATCTCTGATTCAGATACAACCCACAGGGTAATTAGTGCAAAGCGCCAGGTAGAGAATATTCGCAGTATGCTTGGGAGAAAGACAGCGTGAAGACAGCAGAAGCGGCGAAAGGCCGCTGGACAGAAATTTTTGAGCATTATGGCCTGCCGCCGATAACCGGGAAAAATCACTACAAGGGAGAATGCCCGGTATGTAGCGCGCGCGGCAAGTTCCGCATTGACGACCGCGACGGTGCCGGGACGTGGATCTGCGTATGCGGCAGCGGCGACGGTATGAAACTGCTTTCCCTCACGCAGACCGGGAAGACCTTCTCGGCGCTCTGCGCTGAGGTGGATCAGCTCATTGGCAATGACTACCAGCGCGAGAAAATCCCCGCCCACAGCACTGCAGCGAAGCTGCGCCAGCGGGTCATCAGCAAATTTTCAAAACTGCCACCCCTGCATGGCACTAATGGCGCCGGATACCTCCGGCAGCGCGGGATCAACAAATTACCCTCCGACGCTATCAGGTTCTGCGAAAAGCAGCGTCATGCAGGCCGGATTTATCACGTCCTTTACGCCCTCGCTACGGACGATAAAGGTGAACTGTGCTATCTCCATCGGACGTTGCTCGAAGGGGATCGCAAAGCGCCCCTGGGCGAAAGCGCCAAACGGCAAAAGTCCCTGCAGGAAGACAACTATCTCGAATATGCCCGCTCTGTGGCCATCCGTATGTTTCCGGTTTCCTCAACGTTGGGAATTGCTGAGGGTATCGAAACAGCGCTGTCCTGCTATCAGATTTATGGCGTGAATACCTGGGCGGTGATGAACAGCAATTTCATGAAGAAATTCCGGGTACCAGCAGGGGTAAAACATCTGGTCGTGTTCGCGGATATGGACAAGCATTCTGCCACCGGGCAGGCGGCGGCGTTTGAGTGCGCCCACGCTAATCTGCTGGCAAAAAACGACCTTGTGAAAGTCAGCGTACGCTGGCCGGACAACGGGGATTTTAACGATATGCTCATGAACGGCGATCAGGTTCGTGAGCTGGTCTTCTACAAGAAAAAGGCGGCCGCATAATGCGTGATATGCAAAAGGTTCTTGATATGTGGGGCGCATGGGCGGCAAGTGACTCATGCAATATTGATTATTCTTCTATTGCTGCCGGGTTTAAAGGGTTACTTCCGCAAACCAGCAAAACGCGAATCATGTGTACCGACGAAGATGGGCTGATTATCGAAGGTTGCATGGCGCGCCTGATAAAAAAATGCCCATACGATTATCACTTGCTGGTCGGGCATTATATTCTCCGATATTCAAAGCGGCAGATGGCGAGGCGCAGGAAGAAAAGCGAAAAGCAGATACGCATAGAGATGTTGCTTGCAGAGGGATTTATTGAGGGATGTCTGTCGATGCTGGATGTTCGCCTGGAAATGGACGCCGTCGTGAGCATTCAAAATAATCAAAAAAGTGCTAGTGCGGTCCGCATTTTTTAGTTTAACGTGTTAAGAGTGGTCACTTCGACACAACGCTTAATAATCGAGCCCTGCCAGCAATGGCGGGGCTTTTCGCATATTGACTGCGATGTAATCAGTGAGCATACTCATAGCGTCTTTGTTCGTTCGTTTTCAGTGGAAAAAGCGTTCACTATCAGTTATGGGTTTCGAACGACACAAAGGCAGAGGCCCTACCAAAAATGGTGGGGTCTCGTCGTTTCTGGAGGGGAAATAGTGAAAATTTACGCATGCCACTTCCATCCAAAGGGTTTCTTCATTGTTTGTGATCAGCAAGCTGATTTCTGGGTGAAACTCGGCCTATTAGTTGGTTGGGGGCGTTTTTCTATAGTCCGCCCCGATACTGAGTTCACATCGACTGGAGGAATTTTTCAATTGACTGAATTACGACCTGCGGATGCAGAACCGCCGGAGTCAGTAGTTGCAGAATCAAATGTTTTATGGCATCTGCAGGAAGCTCACGAAGTTTTGAAATCAACCCTTTCTTCTGCTCTTCAGTAAGATTCGCTACCCGAATAATATCTTCAAGGGCGATGATAGTGCTGTCGTGAAATTTGATTGTTTGAACATTGAGAATCGCTCCAAGCCCACCGTCATCGCGGATAAAATCGATTCCTTTATGCGTTATTGAGGGGCGGTTCACAAGATGATATCCGACGGCAACCTCCTGTAATCCGCTGAAAATTAGACCTTGCTTTTCAAGGTACAAAAGATTAGCCGTGGTTGTTTTTTCGTCAGCGAAAGGGGTTAAAAGTTCTTCCAGTTGTTCGTTAGTTAGCTCTTCAGGGTAAGCGTCACATAAACCTTGAAGAAACTCACGTTGCCTGGTGCGGTCAAACTTATCCATATTAATTTATTCTCTTGTCTGAGTGGTTACTTTTGGCGATTTAACGATATCAGACGGGGATGCAGGCAACCATAAAAACCGTTTGGTTTGCATGGATAGTTTCACTTATGTATTATTGCGCCCTTGGCCCTTTAGCTCAGTTGGTTAGAGCGTGCGACTCATAATCGCCCGGTCGCTGGTTCAAGTCCAGCAAGGGCCACCAACCGCCACTAGCTCATCTGGATAGAGCATCAGCCTTCTAAGCTGAGGGTACGAGGTTCGAGTCCTCGGTGGCGGACCAGTCAATTCTGGCGAACAGAGTATTGCAAATAGAGGCCGATGTCGCTGTTTTGGCTCCGGCGCTGCCCACCTGTATCCACATCAAATTACGTTGTACGGAAGTTTATCTTTACGTCCCAGGCGTTGATGTCTCGTTGACCACCGGAAGGTTATGTTTTCTTCAGGGGGGATACCGGGAAAGACATTTTGAGGAAAATAGTTACGGCGCTGATTATGTTCGGATGCTTCACAGGCAGCATTATTATCCACTATCATCTGTACAGACTAATGACGGCTGGTTATTCGCACGAAATTGTTCAGGTTGATACAAATGAGAAAATGGGTGATTGCGCTGCTCCTGTTTATGTGCTTTCTGACAGGGATAATGATGTACAGTAATATCCTGGGTCAGTTTGAAGCAGATCGTTCTTTTTTTTCTGGCGATGACTATTCAGGCTTGCGTCGGAATTTGTCGGGTGAAAGGTTCACATACCAGCGTGGTCCGGCATTCAGAGCGGGATCCACATCGGTTTAGGTTTTGTTGTCTGATGATTGACTAGACTGAACTAAGTTATGGTGAATCCCCCTGTGCGGAGGGGCGGCCAGTCAAATACAGTAAGCCTGTAAATGCAGCGCGGGTCTGCTGGCTGGGGCAGATTCACCGGGAGGCACCCGGCACCATAACGCTAAACGGCAAAGTTATTTGTTGTCTGGCGTTGTCTGAATACAAAAAAATCCCGCAAGGTGAAATTGCGGGGGAAACGGACCAAAATTTACATACATTATTCGTAGGGGAAACCTACGGAAATAATTTGTAATATTTATTGATTGATAAGTCAACCATTATCAGAGGCTGCGCATTCGCGTGGCTTTTTTTATTTCCTTCACACAGCACCCCGAGCCCCGGAGGTGTGGAATGCAACGTATGAACCCAACAAATGGACACGACCTGCCTTATTGGTGGTCGGCTGCTCTCGGGTTGTTTTCTTTGCTGAGCCTACAGGATTACGTTTTTATCCTGGGTGCCGTTATTTCGGCGATATTTACGGTAAAAACCTACTACGCCAAGCGGAAAGAAGAACGCGAACGACTGCAGGAAGAAAAAAAGAGAACCCAGCTTTTATCTAATTACCTAGCTGAGGTTGCAAAAAAACCACACTCTGATCGCCCGGCAGCTGCTGAGGTGGTTACGGAGGCAATGCGGAGAGTTTCGAGTGGCGCAGTTGAAACTGAATAAGAAAAACGGGGCGGCAGGGGTCGTGTGCTCTGTAGCGACAATTATCGCAATAGTGCTTAATGCTGGCCACGTCCGCACTAATGAGCGAGGACTCGAATTAATTGGTAATGCCGAATCCTGCCGCCGAGATCCTTATGTTTGCCCTGCTGGCGTGTTGACCGATGGAATGGGGAATACCCATGGCGTAAAGCAGGGGACGATAAAAAATGATCAGCAGATTGCATCGGAATGGGAACAAAATATCCTCGATGCTGAATCCTGCGTTAATCGTTACGCCAACGGCAGAAATCTGTCTGATGATACTTTCAGCGCTGTAGTATCGGTCACGTTCCGCGCCGGGTGCGGGAATATGCGCAAATCCACCATGTTTAGCTTATTCCGCGAGGGGCCGGGTGCGTATAAGCCTGCCTGTAATCAGTTCACGCACTGGGTTTATGGCGGTGGTCGGGTTCTTCCTGGCCTGGTTACTCGTGCAGGGAAAGAAGAAGCGCTCTGCCTGGATGGTGTGAAATGAGTCGACTGACAGCCTGTGTTTCAGCAGCGGTGCTTTGCCTGATTATCAGCCTCGGCTGGGCAGTTGACCACTATCGCGATAGCGCCGTCCGGTATAAAGAGAAGCGCGACGATACGGTGCAGGCGCTGAAGCGGGCAAACGACGCTATCTCCGGCATGCAAAAACGCCAGCGGGAGGTATCGGCGCTGGATAAAACCCACACGGAGGCGCTGAATGCAGCCGAATCTGAAAATGAAACTTTACGCCGCCAGCTTGCCGCTGGTACTCGGCGGGTGTACGTCAGGGGTAAATGCGCCGTGCCCGGCACCGGCGACCATCGTTCCCCCGCCGGCGTGGGTGATGGCACCGCCGTCGAACTCAGTCGGGAAGCTGGACAGGATATTCTCGATCTCCGCGCCAACATCATCAGGGACAACGAGAAACTGAAATTTCTTCAGGAGTATGTAGAGAGCCAGTGCCGTTGAAAAGGTAAAAAAAAACCACGATGCATGGTCGGATAGCTGTGGGCTCATCGTGGTCGAGGCGGGTATTAACTGATTTTATAATAATTAGTATCCGGGATTATCCCGGAACGAAATATAACTGTCAGAGATGTTTTTTACTTGCACAAAATGTAATGTTTTATGAATTTATCAGAATTATCGGTTGCTTAAACATACCCCAGGCACTGGAAGGTCGGAAGTCTTGCAGCAGAAGCTAAATATTATGCTGGACGATCTGACGAGAACTACCGAGCCGGAATGACGTGCCAGAAGATTTACGACTCTGTGAGGGAGACCAATAATGGACATTAGTAATTTTGCTCAGGCTGAGGTAGCGGTTCTTCAACTAAAGGATCTTCTCAGTAAGCGAAAGTCTGCGGAGAGTGGTTCACTTGGCGTCACTATTTGTAGTCAGTATCAGGATGATATTTTTGTTGATGCTGTTCGGTCATCTGTGCTGAAAGAGCTGGATAAACGTATCAATGAGACAAAATCCCGCCTTACTGAGCTCGGCGTCACTTTCTCATAGCTTGCTAGCCGCTGGAGCAGATAAAACCGTTTTAACCGTTACAACGGATAAACCATGCCTCGCAATCGCGGGGCTTTTTTATGCGCATCGTACGCGCGTTATTCACGAGAGTTTTTCAGATGTGGGCCTGGGGAGTGCTGCTAAAGGTGGCGACCTTTCTCGGGCCGCATTCCCGTACGACAGGCTCACACCTTAAAGGAAACGCAATGAAGAAGGCATGTACTTCATTTTTAGTATCAGCTGCGGATGGCTGTTTGCTGGTCGTTCTTGGTTATGGTGTTTTTACTGGCTCATCTTCGCTGGTGGGGGTCACTGCAGCAGCCTATTGGGTGCAGATGTTTCTCCTCATCGGCACCAGTCTGTTACTCCTGATTTTGAGCTATTCGGTTAAAGAGGGCGCTGTGGGGGAAAACTCGCAAAAAGCTGTTGAGCTTATCGGTACGCAGGCAAAGAGGCGTAATCCGGTGTTACGCGGTATCCGTTGGGGAGAACATATTCTCATCGTAGTTTTACTGGCCTATGCCGGATGGGTCTTTACTGGCATCTGCTACGCGCTGGTGGTGATGACCTGCAGACTGTTTATCTCCATGGCGCGTGAGAACGTGGCAAACCTGCAGCCTCTCCAGAAAAAGCCATGACACAAACCGTTATCTGCATCGCCAGCGGCCCATCGCTGACCGCTGAGCATTGCCAGCTGGCTACAAATTCAGCTCATTCGGTTATAGCCGTCAATTCCAGCTGGGTAGTCGTGCCGAACTGTCAGCATGTTTATGCCGCCGATTTTAGCTGGTGGGAAAAATATCACAGTGATGTTCCATCTGGTGTGCAGCGCTGGACCAGCAGCATTTCTGCCACGCTTCGATACGGACTGAATTACTTCCCTCATCCGGACAAAGAATCGTTCAACTCTGGTCTGCGGGCGATACAGCTTGCAATAAGCCTGGGCGCACGCCGTGTTCTGCTGCTTGGGTATGACTGCTCTATTGAGGTTGGTTCACACTGGCACGGCGATCACCCGGTGGAGCTGAAGAACCCTGACAAATCCAGTGTAGCGCGCTGGCAGGCTGAATATTCCCGTCTGGCCGCAACACTCTGCGGCGTAGAAATACTGAACTGCTCGCGCCGTTCGGCGCTGGCGTGCTTCCAGCTTTCAATTATTGAGGTCGCATTACATGCCTGAAAAACTTTACTTCGACGGAATGCAGGGCATCGGAGACAACATCAACCAGAGGGCATTTATCAAAGCGCTGGTGGCGAAAGGGCATGAAGTCTGGCTTAAAACGCCGTTGCCTGAGATTTACGCCGGGATCCCCAACCTCCATTTTGTTCGCTCTGGCACCACGCTGCGCATCCAGAAAAAGAATGAAGATCGTACCGCTGTGAAGTTCGAACCTATGCCGCATGGTATTCCTCGCCAGCGCATTTTCTATGGCAACGGCCATCTGCGCGAAGGTAGCGTATTTGATGCGATGGAAAAACAGTTTGGCGTTGCGCCGGCTGAAATGGATTTACCGCATTACGAGCTGCCATTTATCGGTATTCCTGCAGGTAAGCCGGTGGCACTGGTCAGGCCAACCATTGAGCGCACCGAATGGCATAACGCCAGCCGTGGTCCTCTCAATGAATATGTTGACGTGGTGGCCCGTCTGCTGGCGCAGAAAGGCTGGCATGTTATCAGCATTGCCGATACTGAGCCGGGTCTGGAGTGGATCCCTGACGTTGAGCCACTGGCTCATCAGAAATTCCATCGCGGCGAACTGACGATTTCCGCCATGCTGGCGCTGGTGGAGCGCGCTGATCTGGTAGTGACCGGGGCTTGTGTGATTATGCACGCTGCTATTGCTTATCAGCGGCCAATGATTTGTCTGCAGGGGGGGAATGGCGGCAATAACCATCATTCCAAAGTGACGGATCCGCGTTGCTGCGACCTGAGTAATGCGCTGTTTATCTACCCTGATGATTACTGCCGCTGTCAGGAAATGAAGCATAACTGTAACAAAACCATCAGCAACCTTAGTAGCCGGGTATCGCTGTTTATCGACCGTATCTATACCACCATGAAAGCAGAGGCCGTATGAGCGCATTTACCCGTGAGCTGAAGTCCGGGCTGGTATGGTTGCCTGAGCTTGGTATGGGGCGATTCCCTGTATCAAAAGACCGTCCCTATGATGAGAGCTATTTCGCGCGTTATCAAAAGATGGCTGATACCCCGATGGGACAGGCATTGACGAAAGCCAGAATACAGCTGGTGGCACGGCACTATAACGGGCCCGTTCTCGATGTGGGGATAGGAGCTGGTCAGTTTGTTGAGGCCAGACCTGATACCCGCGGCTACGATGTTAACCCGACGGGGATTGAGTGGCTGAAGCGGCGGGGATTGTGGGCCGACCTGTACGGTGAGCGCTACGCCGCCCTGACATTCTGGGACAGTCTGGAGCATATCGATTGTCCGGACATTGCCGTTGGTCGGGCTGAGAAATGGGTGTTTGTTTCGGTGCCGGTGTTTGAAAGCGGTGACCATGTTCTGCGCTCGCGGCATTTCCGGCGCGATGAGCATATTTACTACTGGACGCATGACGGGCTGCTCCGCTGGTTTGATGAGCAGGGCTTTGACTGCTGCGAGCAGAATACCCGTGAGAGTGAACTGGGCCGCGATGGTATCGGCAGCTTTGCCTTCCACCGTCGGGGATCATGATATACAGAACGCAACTGGAGTGAGTATGAGTGAGAAAATAACCCTCAGCGTATACCGTGACAGCCCGCACATCTGGGCCGGTGGACTGGAGCGAAAAGCGCTTGCCAGATGGTTGATGGCCCGGGCTAACGCGCTACTTTATCTTGATGAGTATCAGAACGAGTGCGGCGAAACCCGGGAAACCCTGAAAAGCCTGGCGTCCGCGTCGGAGCTCATCAGGGCTTACACATTTCTTGGAGTGTCACGGAAAGAGACGGATCCCATTCATCCTCTGAGCAGGGAGGCAATGATACACGATGTTCTTCATATGCATTTGTTAATGACCTCGCCACGTGTTCAGGATAAACCTGTACTTCCGGTGGGATATTCACAGCTGCCAGAGCTGGCTGAAGAATATGCAAAATGTCAGCGAAAGAAAGCGATGCTGCATGAGCAGCTTCCAGACCCGTTTGCAGGCGAAGGATATGACTGATGGCGTTATGTCCGGCGAGTGGTGTCAGATCCCCTGACTGTGAGCTGTTGTACGCCATAATCAGCAGGTCCAGCCGTAGCAGTTGTTCTGCCCGCAGCCAGGCACGCCAGTCGGGAATGCCTTCTCCCTGCGTCACCCACATTCTGGTAAAGGCAACATGTCGTATATGTGCCTGATGCAGCTCTTTCAAAAAGTTCACGTTGAACCTCCCCGGGCTCTCTGATTTGGGATCTGATAATGCCACTATATACAACAGGGATAAACCATGGCCGATCTGAAAGACCTATCACGGCAGCTGGAGACGATAAAAAAACAGATACCCTTTGCGACTGCCCGGGCGATGACAAGCGTTGTCAGACAGATACGCGACGCTGAGCAAACAGCCATGAAGCGCCGGCTGGAAAATCCAACCCCCTTTACCGTCAATTCTGTCCGTGCTGCTGGTGCGACAAAAAACAATCTTGTTGCCCGCGTATTCGTAATGGATACCGTTGCGGCGTATCTGGATCCGTTTGAATCCGGCGGGGTTCATAAGCTCAACGGTCAGGCGCTGCTGAACCCCAAGAATATCCGCCTGAACAAATATGGCAACCTTCCGCGCAATAAGCTGGCTCAGCTTAAGGCAAAGCCGAACGTGTTCATTGGCGATGTGAACGGCGTGAACGGCGTCTGGCAGCGCAGGAAGGCGCTCAGCGGCAGGAAAGGCATAAAGCGGCAGAAAAGTTCAGCTAATGGCACTCGCCGTCCACGCGTGAAACAGCGGCCACCAAAGCTGCTCATCTGGTTTGGTGATGCCCTTCCGGTGAAACCAACGCTGGGTTATATGGACAGAGCAAACACCATGGCAAACGCGCTGCTGCCGTCTGCGTTAAATCAGGCAATTGCTGAGGCAATCAGAACTGCTAGATAATGTTGAATATTAAGAGGGGAATATAATGGATGAACGTGAATTAATGCATGTAATCGTTTTGCTCTTAGAGGACGTGCAACGGTTACAAAGTATCGAACCAAATGCAAACACTGTGGCCCGCATTTGGCTCGCCAAACAAGCACTGAAGTCCGGTGATGATGAAAGTTAA